CCGGGGCACATAAGTCCGCCTCCCGCCTGCGCGATCTTTGTTCCCTGGCCTATCGCCTTCTTTACTCCATGTTCCGCCGCAGCCTCCAGGGTCCCGTACTTCTGCAACAGCTTATCCAATCCTTTGATGGTCTCACTCATATGCGCTCAACCTCCAATGTCAGATACCGGTATGGCCGGATGGCAATAATCCGGTAATCCGGTTCGTGGTCTCCCGGGACATTTAGGCAGATACCATCACCTTCCTGCAGCATCATGCTGCCTATCCGATAACTGACACGGCCCTTTTCATCGACCACAATCTCATATCCTGCGTTAATCCGGCAGTTCTGGATATGGTTGACACGCTGGCCGTACATTTCCGCCTGCAATTTTCCACCGGCCGGCCAGACCTCCGCCTCAAAAGAAGAAGGCAGCCCATACTCTGTGTACGAGTTGCCTTCATTATCCTTTTTTGGTATCGCGCGCCTGTGGCTGTACGTTTTCAGCCGGTTCCTTTTTAGCCTCATACCGTCTACCTCCTACGCCTGCCAGTCTATACTGGTCCAACACGTCATATATCTGTTTTGGTGCCGCGTCAAAACTGTAGCTTTCCCCGCCCTCACTCCTGCCTGTCTCTACTTCAGTACCTAACCGATTGTATGTAATCACAGCCAGATCCCGAACTGGTTTCTTAAGTCCATCTGGCAGTACGGTGCGGTTCGTATATCCCAGTACATATTCTGTGGCGTCAGCAAGCAAAAGGGAGAGCAGATCCTCGTCACTCTCCCCTGTCAGCAGTTTCAGTTTTTCGATTTCGGTCACTTCGATCACCCCTTCAGGACCGCCAGCAGCTCCTCTTTATTCAGTGATGCCGCTCCCTCGATTCCTCTTTCCTTTGCCATGGCGCGCAGCTCGTCGACTTTCATCTTCTCCAGTTCCGGCCTTTTCTCTGCCTTTTCCTCACTGGCAGGCTCTCCCAAAGGTTTAAATCCGGCTGCCATCAGTTTCCTGATCTGGGCGTCGTCTTCTGCGGTTCGTTCCACGTTATTCATGATAAGTCTCATACGCTACCTCCTTATGCCGATGGCGCTGCGTCTTTGATATTCAGGTAGATACTATCCAGTTTGTTATCCAGTACCCATATATCGTGGAATCTCCTGTAATCCATCTGCCAGGCATTCAGCTTCTGATTAATGGTCGGGTCAAAGATTCTCATGATATCCTGCTTTGTAACCGCGATCGGCGTAGTGCGCGGGCAGATGAAGAAGTTAATATCCTTTGCCGTGGTTCCCTTCACATAGCCGCCCTTTTCCTGACCGGAAGTTTTGCCGTCATAAATGGTGATGGCTGTATACATACGGTTGGAAGGCGTGGAGATAATCGGCACTCCATCAACCGACGGAACTGCCGTATCAATGCCGCCTTTGGAAAACGTAGTGTTGATAATCTTTCCTGTGAGTTCCATCTCTAACTCCATAATCATATCAGGGGTTGCATGGATCACAAGCGGTCCGTTATACAGTTCCCGGATTGCCTTGATGCCTTCTTTGAGCTTTCTAAGAGCAGATGTCCCGGTTGCACCTGGAGTATAACCGTACTCAATCATTCCAGCCTTATTCGCCGTGATTGTCTCGGTTGCAATCTTAGAGATACGATAGGCGTCAATCTCCGGTACAACGAACATACGTTGAAACTCTCCCATGACTGCCGCTGCGGTCGTGACAAAATTATTCTCGTTGATATCAATAGGATCAAGCTGGAACTTCCTGCCCCTGTCCTGGGTCATTTTGCGGGTCTCATACTCCAGAGTTACGCCACCCTGCTGATATCCGTTGTCCCGGTCATAGTCTCCCAGGCCCTGTACACTCATCTTCGGAATCTTTACTTCGGCTCCTCCATTATAGAGTACCTGTCCGGCGTTGCCGTCCATCCAACCAGTGACGGCCTCTTTGATTGCTACTTTGTCCAGAGTATTCATAAAAAGTGTTGCTGTTGCTAATGTGTTAATTGCCATAGTCTTTTCTCATCCTTTCTTATATTCCCATCATCAGGTTTTCTACCTGTTTTGCGAGGTCTTTTTCATCTTCAGATGGTGCTTTCTTTGGCGGCGTACCGCCTTTCAGTTTCTCTTCCACAGCAGCCTGTACCGCCTCCTGGAAGGCTTTTTCCACCGCTTCAATGGATTTGTTGCATGAATCTGCATCAGCGTAATTGAGTACCTCTGCAAGCCCTACAGGCAGTTTCTTTTCTGCCAGTGTATTCTTCGCCTCGGCCATCAGCTCCCGGCGTGTGATCGCCGCTTCCCGGTCCTTCAGCTCCTTTTCCTGCTTCTGCCGCAGGTACTCCGCTTTCTCTTCCTTGTTCATCTTCGCCAGCTTATCAGCTTCGGAAAGCTTGTCGTCCATGAGGGCCGTCCACTTCTCTTTCGCGGTTCCCAGAGCCTTCTGGACACGGCGGTCAAACTCTGCCTGATAATCTTTATTCTGTAAGAGATCGTCAAAGCTTTGAGGCTGTGGCTCCGGTGCTGGTTCTGGCTGTGGAGCTGGTTCCGGGTCAGGTGCTGGCTCTGGCGCTGGTTCTGCAAAAAACTGCAAGTTCATTTTTTGGGGGATCCCCATAATTCCTGTCTTTCTCATATCTTATCTATCCTTTCCGCCCCAGCCCGTTCAGTGCCCGGGCCATGGCATAAAAATAACACCCAGATTTCTCCGCGTGCTTTTTCTGTGTTAATCTACTACCTCCCAATTTGTAGAAAGTAATTCCTCTGTGCTTTCCTTCCACGGCCAGCGGCCTAATACGAGGCTGTCGACATATAAATACGGTTCTGTCATATCGCTGTGTTCATCTGGGAATTTCATTCGTATGGCCGTGTCTTCGGTCCAGTGTGGCAGTCTCATACCTTTGCCAAGCTTAACCTGCTCTACTGCCTTTCCGACGTTCATTTCCTCTTCCTCGCTTCCTTCTCTTTTGCCTCGGCTTCCGAGTTACCTTTGGCATTTTTATCATACCACTGTCCGTATGTCATATCAGCCGGTACGGTATTCGTTTTCCCTGTCACCGGATCACGTGCGCGGCGTGTCATATTCGTCATGTCTATCTCATCGATCACGCATATTGTTGTAGACCGACACCATGGGTGCATCGGAGGACAGTTTATGCCTGGCTGTTGCTCCGATACCGGAAATACCTTCCCGTCCAGCTTCCGGCAGACTTTCGAAGTCTTTAAATCCAAAGTAGCCACATACCGGTACTTGTCTATCTCGCACTCCTTGTATGACTCCATTTCCATCTGGTTTGCCAGATTGCAGGATTCCGTACGTACCAGGCGCCGGGCGTTGCTGGATCCCTGCTGAAACTTATTCGCTATGATTTCGGCTGTCTCTCGGTCAGTCCGGCCAGTGACCAGATTAATAAGCAGCTCCTCTTTCAAATCCTGCGCAAGGGCCTGCGTGTTATGCCAGATACGTGCGGAATAGTTAGAACCTGACCATTTGCTGTTGATAACTTTATTAATCACAGCCGGGTCTATTGTGCTGAAGGAAAATCCTAACCCGGTACGCTGCTGAATATCAAAAACGGACCTGTAATACGCCTCGTTGGCAAGGTCCACATAATGGCTGGGATTTATTTTCTTTTCCTGACGATAGACATTCTGCATTGTCGCGTCAAGCTGATTCTGAAGCTGCTCCAACCGCTCCAACCTCGCGCGATATGCCGGGCTTTCCAACTCCGCCAGAATATCGCTCTCGATGCCGTCACCGGTCCGCAGAGCCTCTTTCAGTTCCTCTATGGACGTTTTATCATGCAGGCTATTAAGTAGCCTACGCGCTTCTGCATCAGTCAGGTGGTGCTTGCGCTTGTACCTCTCGAAGATCTTATCCAGCTCCGCACTGAGATACCCGGAAGACTTCTGATACAGCTTAGCGATCTCATTGGCGGCGTCCTCGGCCTTTGCCATGTAGTTAAACATCTCGCGGGCCTTGCGCTTTTTCCAGTATGACGCACTACTCATCTACCTCACCCGGCTTTTTCTTCTTCGGCTCTTCCTCATCGTCCGGCGGCGGAGTATTGCTCCCCAGCCCGAACATCTCCATTTGCTGTCTCGCGGCTTCCTGTGCTTCTTCTTCAACGGCAGCTACTTCATCGTCTACATTCTCGACAAACGGCACCTGTGACAGCAGCGTCTTCTTACTAATCTTGCCCCAGAGGTTCGCCACTATCTGACTTATCTCCAGCAGGTTCTTCGGCATCGCCCGCGTAAATGTGGGAGTTATGCCGGACACATCAACCTGGACGGATTTGCTCTTTGCCAGCCAGGACGAGAACAGTCTCAGACGCTTTCGCAATCCTCGTTTGTAATATCGGGTTTTGATCTTCGTGATGTTCTCCATACCTAGCAATTTAAATTCCATGGCTACACCACTAACATTCCCACCGAAGGACTCATCAGTCATACAGGGAATGTGGGAAAACTTGTGTATATCCTGTTCAATGGCTTTCTTGAGGACTTCCACGCCCTGTTCATCAAATGTTCTGGTCAGGTATTCCGCTTTGGAATCCTTCGGCAGCTCCAGAAGCTTATCATCCTTTACTCTGTCCTTCGCCGTCTTACCTTCTTCGTCCTTCGCTTCAGGGTCCCCCAGCATCGCCCCATAAATGGCAAGAATCGCATCAATAAACTGCTCCTTATCCGTGATTCGGTCACTCATCAGCGCGTTATAGGCGTCAATCAGCGGGATCTGGAGCTCGAAGTCCCCGATTGCCAGCTTATTGTTTAAGTACTCAATCACCGGAACCTCATCAAAATAATGTGGCGTCGGTTCCTCAAGTAATGCCTGCGCACTGTCGATATTCTCGATGTTCAACACCCACTTATAATGCTCCGTCAACACGGTAGCTACGTAGATGGTCCTCTTCTTGTCAGAATCATCTTTCTTCGCGTAATAATAGACTGCAAAGAGTTCCCGTTGCTCGATCGTATCATCGTAGACCATAAAGGTGTTTTCTGGAGACAGGTTCTTAATCGTCAGATCCGTCTCGCCTTCCATCGGATAGATGTACTCATAGCTCCGGCCGTACACTGACAGGTCCAGGCCATTGTCTCCGTCTGCCTCGTCAGCTCCTGCCGTTTCAAAGGCATCGATGAGCGGCGTAATGTCACCATCTCCATTGTATGAGATCGGGTTGCCGATAAAGTAGGCGCTGGCCGTATCGCTGATATCCTTTGCGTGGTTGCACACCAGCTTTGTTTTCCGGCTCTCTCTCAGTATCTTATGCTCTCCCTCATAGTATTTCATAGAGGTTCGCAGTCGGCTGGCTTCCCGGCGGTGCTTTACAATTAGCGTGCGGATTGCCTGCTTATCCGGATTTGTTTCATCCCAGTTCTCGCGGGGCAATGTGTATATGTACATGGTTATCACCTTCTTTCTGTTGAACTTCTCTGTTAATCTCCGTATAATAAAATTACCAGTCTCATCCAACTGGAATATTGATGAAAGGAGCTTAACTGCATGGATAAAGAAGAAATCAAAAATGTTGCACTGGCATATACATCCAAATTTTCTACCGCAGAAACACGAGAAGAATTTTTGAACGATTATGAGGCCAATAAACGGGCATTTCAAAAAATCGAGGATTCTAAACCTCTGCCAAAAGCTGTGGTTCATAAGCGCTCAGATTACGGCTTTTAATTAATTCCAACCAACTGCAACAGTACATTTTTAGCATCATCTAAAATCGTTATCGCCTGTTTCACTGGAAGTGAATCTGTATTCTGATCCAGCGTATCCAGCACTTTCAGTGAAACTTCAAGGCTTTTTCGACTCCCCATATAATCGCACTCTTTTTCTATCTGCTGGGCCATTTCACTATATCTTTCCATGCTCTCCGCCTCCTTAATGTAATCCATAATCTGATTTCTTCCTGACTTTCACAGTCTTATTATTCAGTATCGTATAGCAGAAATACCGTACCGCGTCCATGGCATGATCGTGCTGCTTAATCGGCTTATCTTCGCCACGCTCTGCCGCCTTTGGATCCCAGATATAGGACGCAAACTCCATGATCGTATTCTTGCAGGACTGGCTAAACATGATCTGCTCAGTGTTCAGCAGCGTCGCCACCAGCCGTATTCCGTCCTCCACGTCATTGTCCGCCTGGATAACTGTAAATCCACTTTTGTTAAGCTCCGCAATAAAAGAAGCAGCTGACGGATCCACAATCACCGCTTTGACTGGCGTACCGTCCAGAAATCTTATTAAATCCTCTGCATACTCTGAATCCGTCTTCTGTACGCCTTTATCGCGTCCGGAATAATAATACTCTCTAATGCAATACCACTTCCCGTCCCGGCCCTTATTCCAGAGCAGGAACACGGTGGCGTTCTGCGTACCATAATCAATACTCACATAGCGGCCGCCGTCAATCAGCAGCCGTACATACTCCAGGATCGATTTTACATGACGTTCCTCGGAAAACATATCATAGATAATACCTTCCGCCATGGCCCATAAGCCCAGAATATAACGTTTAAAAAAGACACCGGTATACATGTTCCGGTATCTCTCCTTGATGCGCTCTGACAGGCTTAAATTATCCTCCATCGTAAAATGAAGAACAAGTAGGTTCTTTTCTCTGGCCTTATCCAGCCAGTTAAGTTTGAACCAGTGGTACGGTCCATCAGGGTTGCAGTTAAACCAGTACTTGCTTCCGTCAACGGAGCATCGGCCTGTAGCCTGATTAACAAAGGATTCCGGCATCAGTGCAACCTCATCGAAGAATACACCTGCAAGGGTGATACCCTGAATCAGGTCTTGAGAGCTTTCGTCTTTGCCGCCGAAGATATAGAAGTGATTGGTCACTCCATTACGGCTGATCTCAACCAGGTTATCCGCTCGGTGATCAGTAACCTGAAAACCACGGCTTCGAAGCATCAGTTTGAGGATCATCAGTACGTTACGCCGGAAGCTTCCGATTGTCTTACCACACATGGCAAAGTTTTGATCAGAATAACTCGCCATGGCCCAGAAGACGAATGACAATGACATGCAGACCGTCTTTCCTGATCTGATCGCTCCATCTGCTATAATCCCGTCTTTGTCCTTTACAGGAGACGTATCGCACCACCAGTTAAGTACCTTGCGCTGTTTGAGCGAGAACGGTTTAAAATGAAATATCTGTCTCTTGCTCTTCATCTTCCCAGTCCTCCACAGCGGTTCCG